GCTCCAACTCCTGGATCGCCGTATGGGTATCTTTAGCCTGCTGTTGCAGGATCTCTAATTGCTCCAGGTCCTTTTGCATGCGCTCCGCCTCGGATCTGGTCAATGCAATCCGGTCCTGGGCGGCAACTATCGTACCGGCATAAACGTCGATCTCTTTATTGACTCGGGCCAGGGTCGTGTCGATCCGTTTCCGATCAATCCGCAATATCTCAGCGTGTTTTATACTCTCGGCCATCTTTGTCTCATGGCGTAGTATACCTGTTTTCAGCGTCTGGATCCGGCCTGCATAATCAGGGATCTCCTCCTGAGACAGCTCGATTTTGCGAATACGGCGGACCATGTCAGCCTCGTTAGCCTTAAGTGTAACCAGCTCGGCCTGTTTGGCCGCCAATGCCACCCTGGCCCTTTCCAGCTCGTTTCGTTTGCGGCTGATGACCCGCTGCCGGGCTGCAACCATCTTAACGAGATCGGTCTGTTCCACTGTGCTGATCCGCAGGCGTTTGAAATCTCGCTTTTTCATTCTGGCCAACAGTTTCTTGGCCTGCGCCGGCGGAAGATCGCGGCAGAGGTTTTTGACGTCCGCCTTGGTTGCGATATGTTTTGGTATTCCGCGCATTTCGATCTCCTTATCTTGGCATGATTTGGATGACCCATCTGACTGTGTCGGTATACAGATGGCCTGTCGGTAATGATGGTGGTGTATTTCGGATCGTTTTGAGATAGTAGGTATATGACCCGCTCCCCGGCTCCTCTATCCACAGAAACGTATAATAATGCCATCCGAGGGCCGGCGTGAAAGAGGACATGAGGTATACCTGCGTCACACCTCGATATATAGCGTATTGCATGGTCGGCGTGTAGGTCCCGCTCCGATATATCCTCACAAACCCCTGCATGACGACCGCATAATTCGCCGGGACGGTAATCGTCGAATAGATATGGCTCTGCCAAGAGGTTGTAATCTGCACATCCGTATCCTGGATCGCCGAATCCATCGCCTGTATGTATTCGTCTTCCAGGAAGGCTCCTCCCAGCTTGCCGGCCGTAATATAATCGGCATTTAGATCTTTGACGAGCAATGTGCTGCCGTTCCAGTGGAGCTTTGGATCCGAACTCCCGCCGCATCTGAGGACCTCGTTTGTCAGGTCGAACTCTATCCCTGCACCTGCGGCCCAGTTGGTTGATCGTATAATCCCGGCAGTGAGGGTGCCTACATTAGCGGCAATGGCGGACAGGGTGCTGACATCGATTTTAGCGGCAGTGACAGCGTTTGCCGCAATTTCATCAGCAGCTATGGCGCCCGCAGCAATCTCTGCCGCTGTTATGGTGTTGGCGGCGATCTCTGCAGCGGTTATGGTATTGGCCGCGATTTTAGCGGCAGTGACGGCGTTTGCCGCGAGCTTCCCGGTAGTGACAGCCAGGGCGCCAATCTTTTCCGCCAATACAGCACCGGCGACTATCTTTGGGGATGATATCGCATTCGTGCCTATCTTCGTGTTGGTAATTGCTCCGGTTGCTACCTTTACCTCCGTTATTGCGTCGGCGAGTATCTTGGCCGCCGTGATCAGCTCATCCTGGAGATCAGCGGTATCGATATATACGGTTGTCTCAGTCTGGACACTTGACCAGTTGGCGGATGTGTTTCCCGACGTATCCACCGCCCGGACCTTGTACCAGTACTGGGTATTGACGCTCAGCCCGGTATCGGTCCAGAACGTAGCCCTCACCTGGGCCACCGTACTGTAGTCCACGCCATTGGTGCTCTTTGCCACTTCGTAATGGGCCAGGTCTTTGTCCGCCACGGCATTCCATCGTAGCTGGATCATCTTAAACGCGGCTGTAATAGCAGGGCTATCCCACGTCACGTCCGCGGGCGCCGTGGTGTCGGTCGCGGTGGTCTGTTTCACCTCAGTGCAGAATGCGGTCCTGTTGCCTGCAATGTCCACCGCGCACAGTGTGACCCCATACTCCACGTTCGGCTCCAGGTCCCATCTGTACTCGGTGTCCAGGGTCTCATGCTGCGACGTGTACCCGCTCGGGTACTTGATCAGCTTGATCAGGTAATGATGAAAATCCGCCACCTCGGAATTATTATTCCACGTCGCCCTCAGCCACACATGCTCGGTCCCGTCGGTGGCGATACTCGTGCCCGTGTATACAGCCAGGCCCGTGGGTACGGGGATCTCCGAGTCCCCCTGATCCCCGATCGCGCAATCATCATAGGTCTCGCTTTCCGAGTAGTTGCCGGTCTGGTCCACGGCCTTGATCCGGTATCGGATAGTTTGAGATGTGGGATTCTGGATATAATGGCTCTCGCTCGTACCGGTTGCATGCGGAATCAGCACGGTCGCGTCGGACCACCCTGTCCCGCCGTAGCGGATCTCGTAATGGGAGAGGTCAATATCCGCCACGGCCGACCATGAAAACTCCACACAACTGGATATCGGATTCCATGTTGCTGTAAACGTGGCCACATCCGACGGAGGCGCGGCAGTCCCTGCGATAGTGATGGTATCCGTATTCCCGGTAAGGGCAACCGCACCCTCACCCTTGACCGACACATATATCTTGTACTGATGATCCAAAATCAGGTATTGCGCGGCGATCAGGTAGTTGAGCTGGTCTGTTTCGCCTAACTTCACCGGATCGGTCGCAGACGTGAGGTCCTCCAGCCAGATCTCCCAGGCGTAGGTGTCGCGCACATAAGCAGGATGCCACGACACCGTCACTACGGACACATAGGTGCCATCCGCAGCATACGCCAAAAACTCATGCGTGTAGATTGCCACGGCCTCCTGGTAGGCCGGATCCCAGGGCGGCTCGGGGAGGACAATACCTGGGTTGGTGTAGACCTCGGACCTGTACTCCAGGGCCGCGATTTTGCGGGTGAGCTCCTGTGCCCGAGAGATATTGACCACCCGGTATGATTTCCGGTATGTCCCGCTCACACCAAATGCAAAAACATCGTGCTTGGCAGGGGTGGTGGTCCAGTTGGAGGTGAGGGTCAGCTCGTCGGTGGTAGTCTCTTCCTCGACGGACTGGACCGTGCGCTCTTCAACGGTATCATCTTCTGCCAGGCGGACCGATACCAGGTAGGTGGTGGCGGGCTGCAGGGTGACATCCTGGTCGAGGGTCACGGTATTGGCGGTGGCCGAAACGATCCGGCCTCCGATGCCCCACTCCGGGACATCGTGTTGAAAATAGATCAGGTCGCCCACCTGGGCCGCAATCGCGTCAATGTCGGCCTCAAACTCGATGGTGCGCGTCAGGTATTTGGTGGCATTGATCCGGTATGCGCCTTCGCGCACAGCCTGAGTCCGGCTGGTGCAGCCGAAGAGCCTTATGCTCGTCTTGTTGTCCGGCTCGTCGCTGTCGTTATAGTCGTCAGAATACACCCCGACCACCTGACGCGTATAGTCGCGGTCCTCATCCATGTACGCTACTTCGACAGCGTTGGCGCGGTCCTTGAGGGGCAGATATGACAATTTAAACGTACCGGCAATAATATTCCCCGTTGTAAACATCTGGACAGGGGTATCGGTCTTATCCACTACGACCGAATAGAGAGTGCCCCTCCGAATCGGTACGGCCCGGCCTATCTGACAAATCTGGAGCAGGGCCTGCCAGAGGTCTGTCTGTGTATCAAGGATAACATTGAGCTTGTGCCGGGTCTCGCTTTCGACCACCTCATCGCAATACGTGGCCCAGGCATTAAATGCGGTGTAATCTATCCGGGCATACGCAATCCCGGCCCCATAGATATCGTTATAAAGCAGATCCCACGCGGCCCAGGCCGGATTGGTAGCCGCCTTGTTGACCCATCCCGTACCCGTCACATAGACCGATACAGTATCCCGGCTTGCCTGGCACGTGAAAGTCGGTTCCCCGCCCGAGAGCTGATCGGTTGCCAGCGCCACCACTGCGTATTTTGCCACCCCGGGATATATGAGTACCTGCTCGACGATCTCGCTCATGGAAGACCAGTATATGGCGGTCTTCTCACGGGAATCGGCTGACTCCTCATTAGTCCTGGTGAGCTTAACCTCGTACTGGGCCGCGGCAGGGAAATCTATCCGGATAGTTTTTCTGATGGTCTGTGCGGTTGCGCCGGTGATAGTATACGAGTCATCGAGAGTCCATGAGGGTGCGCCAACTTCCCGGTAATGGACATCGTAGTTTGCGGACCGTGCGTCGATACCGCCCTGATTATTTGCGTAATAGCAGCCATAGGGCGCCATAACGTTGATATCCGCCGCATCAACGGCCGTACCGTCCGTCTGTTTGGTTACAGGGGTGTCATACGTGAGCTTGTTGCCGTAATTATTCTGCGATACAACTTCATCGAAACCGGGGATCACGGCATCGGCATTTGAGCCTTTCCGGACATAGGTCAAAACACCGTTATAATAAGACACGGGTTGATCGTTGATCCGGATATCCGTTATATCGGCATCCGCATCAAGAGGCCCGTGGCATACGGCCAACATTATCTTAAGGATCTCTTTATTGTCCCCACTGATCTCCACCGACCGGCTGATCACCTGGCCCGCCACTCTCTGTGTGCCGTACAAAACCGGGATCACCCCGCCCTGGATAGCCACCTGCCTCATCTGACCCCAGCCATAAGTCGGTGATTCGTTCCATCCGTCAGAGCCGATACGGGGCATATCGGGGCGTCCGGGTGGGAGGATGGCGTTGACCAGCATGGAGCCGGCGGCCATGATCGCACCGGCCGCAATAGTGGCGCCGGCCGTGCCCGCTGCGAAGTACGCCCCAAAGTACGGTGCAAGCGCGCCTTTGGAGACCACTACTGCTACAATCATAACCACAATCATGGCGATCATAGCGATCGGGTTTTTGCCGTCGTCACCTCCGCCTGCAGGTATCGGGCACACGGAAATGAAATCACCGGGGAGGACGCATGGCGCATAGGGCATGGTGCATGGCGTTACGCTCTGCGCTCTGCGCTCTGCGCTCTGCGCAACAATACGGCCATTAACCGCAATAACCAGCTCCACATCACGCAGGGGCTCCAGGTGGTCGACATAACCGTCTATGTCATCCCCCGCATAATCCACGCGGCGGATATCCCGCTCATGAGGTCGCAGAGGATGGAGCATGGTAACGACTGTCACCGGTTCCGGTATCATTATTTGGAGGTCTTTATCCATTGCTTAATCTAAAAAACCCTCTCAGCCTTTTCCGCCACATTGGCGATTCAATCCGATCCTGTACGCAGCCGATTTTCGCCATCGTATGAAGAAACATGCCCTCTCCCACGTAGACCCCGCAGTGGTTGACCATGCGGGGATGGTTTTTGATAGCCACAATACAGGGCGCCTCAGGTCGTTCAAGCTCTTCCCATACGCTGTTTCTCCCTGACCGGGCATCCACCATGCCTGCCATGATCTGCCCCCCGACCCGTGCGGCATTACAGGCGCTGATCTCAAAATCAGGAAGCGTCAGACCAAACTCCCGAAACACCGCCATAACCAAACCCCAGCAGTCATAACCATGAGGACCTCGGCCCCCATCGACAAATGGCGCTCCAATAAAATGGTTTATTCGCTCTTTAATTTTAGGCATTTTAGGCATTTTAAATTTTAGGCATTTCTTCAGGCGTAGACGCCTCCAGTCGGGATCCCGGGAAACCCGCCGAACCGGGCTCCATTGCTCAGTTCCTTACACCGGGTCAGGGTCCGGTTGCATTCTGTTTCACCCCCGCTGTATCCGCACTCCGTGCCCTTAAACTCCTTGTACCTACAATGGTCTTTCAGGTACCTCTGCTTAGGACATCTTTGAAGCATCGGATTTTCTGCGCCTAATGTAAACGATACCCATTGCTCATCTGCCGAGCAGCTCAAGATCTCAAACGTTTCTTCGAGTTCCGGGTCCGACAAATCGAGATGATCCGAATGAACCACGCGGAGCGTAATACTTGCACCTACACCACCGCTGCTCGCCTCGATATACGTCATCAACACCCGGTTTACATTCGAGACCCGGATCACAAACATGGGCAGGCCACCCTTGCCGTCTTCCTTCACGTCGTCTATTTGAAACGGAAACGCCTGCCAGAGGTTACCGCCCACCGTGGGCCAGGTAATGTCCTCGGTGTTATAACAGAGCCGTATGGGGTCCTCGCCCTCATAATTGATCTCAAGGAGGATCAGCCAGGCTCCGGTGGATGAGAGCTTGTTTTTTTCAATAATCGCCTGTGAGGATAAGGTCAGCATTTTGACGCTTCGCTAATTATGAATTAAGAATTAAGAGTTAAGAGTTGAAAAACTATTCGTGTCATTCGTGGCTTAAACTTCTTCGAGCTCGCATTCCATTGACCAGACCAGCCCCACCCTCTTTAACTCCGGGCGCTTGACAAACCTCACATCATGTGTCGCCGCGGTGGTGGGATGTGTCCAGTTCCAGTTTCCCGTGGTGCCCTGGGCCGTGATAAAGGCCACCAGGAGGGTGTAATCCGCATCCGTCATATTCTTGTAGAGAACCTTGTATGTCTTGGGCGTGCGGGTGAACCGCTGCCGTGTGACCTTGTAGCCTGCCTCCACCGGACTTTTGAGATCCGAGTATTCGGCCTGGGTTTCGCTATACGGTTCTTCCGGGACTACGCTTATGCTGGGGAAATTTGCCATGTGATTGTCCGGTATTGGTTAAAAAGATCAGCCACGAATGACACGAATTATACTAATGGTTTTAGACCACTCCGGCCCCGAGGGCCTGTCTGAGGGGTCCGTTTTGCTGGAGGTCCTTAAGCACAATGCCGACCACCACGGCTTCGGGTTCAAACCGCATCGTCCCGACGGTGGCCTGCTTTTCGGCTCCCTTGTTTTCTATCTCTATGCGTATACTGCGGGGGCTCATACCACCGGCGCCCCTGGGGAGCACGGTCTCGCCCCGCTGTAAGATTGCCGGGTATTCATCGGAGGCGAGACCCTGGTGGAGCCTGGGGGCGTTGGCCCACAGCTTTGCCGGCGCGAGCACCGGCTGGACCGGGGTTTGGCCGACTACGCCGCCACCATGGAATAAACCGCCCAAAAACTTGAGACCGGCACCCATGAGCGGCTCAACGATTTGCTTTTGTATGACCATCTGGGTGATCATTTTCAAGAAAGACCGGAGGATATCCGAAAAGGTGGTCTCGGCGCCCCATAGCATCTCGTTGAGGCTGTCGCTCCATGTGCTGGCCCATCCGGTGACTGCGTTTTCAAGGTTTTTAAACGTATCAACACCCTTCTTCTCAAAGGGACCAAAGTACTCATCCGGATCCGCTAATGCTTCCTCAAGCTTATCCGCAGCGCTCTTCTGTAATTCCCCCAGGGATGCTGTTGCCTGTTTTTGTAGTAACTCAACCTGTTTCAAAAAGGCTGCATATTCCACCGCCTCCTGTTTCAGGCCGGCGGCGACGTTCGCAACTGCGGCGTTGATCGCACTCTTATCACCCGACAATCCAGGCCGACCCTGCCCTTTTGCTCTCCTGGCTACCTCTGCGGTGAAGGATGACTCTTTCTGCAACTCGAGCTGTATGAGTAGAACCTTTTCCTTGGCCAACTTCTTGTTGATTTCGTCTATCATCCGGTCGTAATCGCCCACAACCGCAGTGGCCGCCCTGGCATGTTTTTTTTGATTCTCTAAACCTGCTATACGGGCCTTGGTCTGCTCGACTGTCTTGGCGTGGGCCTTATCGATCGCCGTTGCAATTTTCTGGTACACCTCTAACCATGCACCGGCACCGGCACCGAGAAACGCACCAATCGGCCCCCCGACCTTGGCACCCATATACGCGCCCATTATCATCTTCCAGTGCTGGCCCACGAACTGGATAGGCCCTTGGAGCGCAACTAAACTGGTTTTGAGTGTATCGATATGCTCATGTACTTTCTGGCCAATAAAGGCGCGGTTCTCCTTTACCCATCCGGCCATATTCTGGGCGGCCTGCGCGATCTCCGGTGCAAAGCTGGCCACAGCCGTTGTAAGCTGCGTGCTGACAACACGGCCCAGCTTAAACAGTTGGTCGTTGGCATTTTCTGAAGCCCTGATCAAATCCTCATTCAACACAATGCCCAGGTCCCGTGCATCCTGGCGCATCCGTTTAAGGGCGGCGCTCCCGCTTTTCACCATGTTTGTCATGCCGATGCCTGCCCGGGAAAAGGCAGCCGATGCAAGGGCGGCGCGATCCGTCTGGTCTGCGGTCCGGCCCATGCGATCGAAAAGAAGCCTGAGAGCGTCCTCTGTGCTGCCGGCTTGCTTTATGTTCGACAGGAGCTCCTGATCAAACTTCCTCAAAAAGGTCGTCAATGCGCCTGTGCCCTGTTGGGCCTCTCCAACACGCTTGGCGAAGGCCTTAAGGCTCTGGTCAAGCACGTTTGTTTCAACACCGGACAGCGAGGCCGCATAGCGATACTCCTGAAGCGCGTCCGTCGATACTCCAATAACATCCGCGGCCTTACCGATTGCATCCGCGGCCTCAAGCTGTTTTTTGACAAATAGACCGAGGCCGCCCGCGCCTGCCAAAGAGACAAAGGCGCCACGCAGGGAAAAGACATTCTTAGTTAGGGATTGAACCCTGCTGCTGAACTGCTTGAATGTCTTCGTGGATCTATCCTTGGCGCTCAGAATTATTTCCAGTTTCTTGTCAGCCATCAGATTCTTTCACCCCTCATTTTACGCCTGAAATTACGCCTGATGTTCTGCCATGCCTCGGTCTGGTGCGCATGCCAGAAAGGGTCGATGATCGGTCTGGCAGGGGTTTTAAACTGGGTCGTGCCCTTTCGCAGGACAAAAAATTTACGGTATTTTTTTGGGGTCTTACTATCTTTATGAAGACGCCGGCGGAGCCATCGCTCCTCTTTTGCGCCGACCTCCCGGGTAAATCCTTCTTGGTGCATAGCTGCAAGACGTTTCCACGATTTAGAGATCTTTGGCCCGACCCAGCCGATGTGCATTTCAAAAGGGTCTTTGGATGTAACCATGTACCGCACGGCAATTGCCAGGCGTGACAGGGGTTTTGCTCTCCGCTTGCGCCCGGTCCGATACTGGGCAATGATCGATAAAGGGCTGAACGACTTCCCGCCGGGGGCGCCTGCCCGAATCTCTTTCTGAAGGTTGCGCCGGAGCTTGTACCCTTCCACCTTCATAGCAACGGACAACGCCCGCTTTATTTTAACCGGTGTCCAGGTCTTCCGGTCAGCGTCGGCAATCCCCCGTTCCAGCGCCCGGGCTCCTTTTATTGCAACCTCGATCATTTTCCGGGCCTCGGCTTCCGGTTTTCTTCAACGGTATTTGAAATAATAGACATCTGCTGTATGTACCTGTTCTGCTGATCGTTGGTCCCGCCCGCGTCTGCGAGATGACCGTCCATGTAGTACTGATATTCTCTTAATGCATCAAAACTCTCGCTTGTAACGTACTGGACTGGACACCGGTTAAAATCCTGATCATCGATCGTGAATATAAAAAAAGGGGCGTCTTCAACGCAAAACCTCGCTTTGTCGAGCCCCTTTTCCCTGCAATCCGCGCACCCCCACAGTTTTTTGTTGGCGGCGAGGGTTGCCGCCAGTATCAGTTTTTTGAGGCTTTATCGCCCACATATGTCAGTTCATGTATTTTCCCGAAAAGCTCGTAAACCTGATAGACATCCAGGCCGGTCAGAGCGTCTAAGCTGCCTATGGAGAGATCGATTACCCGCTCTACCAGATCATCGTTATCAGCACCGGCATTCAGGGCTGACAGGTTGTATCCGTCTGCCTTCAGGCCCTTAACTTCCCCCCACGTTAGCGGCCTGATCTCGAAATCTTTACCCGCAATAGTAACCGTTTTTTTCATTCGATCCTCCTCCTTAACTGCCCCCTGCTCTCTGCCTTTAAGTAATCTGTATCTGCCACTCATCGTCGCCCGAGTTGAGGCAGCAGAGCCCCTGCAGGTCGTATATGGATACGCCCTCGCGCTCTCCGAGGGAGATCTCCTGGTACTGGACCTTGGGCGCGGTGATCTCGATAATGTTGCCCGCGTCAGATCCGAGTGTGGTCGTGAAGGCCATCTCTGTTCCGCTGCGCCAGTTGCCTAAGAAGTCCTCTGTGGCGACCAGGACGTTTTCGGGATCAAAGGAGAGTATCGGTTTTCGGTCCACTATAACCGCGGACAGATTACCGCTCGCTGCATTGGCCGAGGTGCGCAGGGCTAACTGTGCGCCTAAATCCAGGTCTAACTTGCTCACGATTGCGGCATAAGAATCAATGGTCAATGACGCGCTCGCAAAGATGGGCGGCTTGGTGCTGATGAGCGACGTGCCTGACAGCAGGCTGACATCGGTCTCGGAGAAATCAGCGCCGGTGAATTCAAAGTACATGCGGGGTGGCTTTCCCGCCTCCATACCGATCCGGCAGGTACCGCGTGCGCCCCACATCTTGTATGCCTTGCCGTCCATGTACCAGGCCAAGGTCACGCTCGGCACGGAGCTGGATGCCGGGACGTATGTCGCAGACGTGGACCCGACCAGGGTCTCTGAAACGCCACACGCCCGCAGGGCGTCTGACAGACCGTTGTTGACCCCGCTCTCGGTAGAACCTATGGGATAGCCCGCGCCTCCGCCGGTCAGCTCGGCCTCAAATGTCAGCCTGGCTGCACGCTTGCCCGGGATGGACGGGTATGGCGACAATGCCGACCTGACCGGGTTGCGCTCGTTCATCTCAATGTCAGGATCAAGAGCAACATTGAAACCCAAAAAGACATCCGCAGCCACTAACGTCTCGGCGGTGCCCTCTGTGCCTTCTATTTCACACGCAATCTGCGATCGTTGGATTAACATGATTTCACCTCGTTATCTGTTATCTGTTATCTGTTATCTGTTATCTGTTATTGGTTATCGGTTTCCTATTAACTAATAACTATTAACTGATAACTACCTCGGTACGAGAGGTGTCAACCGGTCCGGGTTTTTAAATGTGTAGGCCACAAGTGATATAAAATATGGGTACAGCTCAATCGGCTCCAGGACTTCAGAGGCGGCCTCGATCCATGATCCGTCCAGGTCGGTGTCCACGGCAAAGAGTGTGTCCTCTACCACATTGCGGAACTCCATAATGTACTGTAGCCCGGTGTAAGCAATGACGTTTGAGACCGTTGTCTTTCCGCTCTCGACAATCCCATACCCAATCTCAACAAAAAAATCGCTGTAATCGACATTGAGAGAGCGGCCTTGCCCTGTCGGCATGATCACGATCAACGGGTAATCGGCCTCCGGAGGCGGGTTCTCTTCCTCATAGCCGATATAGACCGTGGGGTTTTTCTCGTATTTGGCCTGGGTCCAGGCTAGGATATCCTCCTGGGCCTTTATGGCGTCTCTGATCTTTCCTATGAGTGTCCAGTATTCCATTTATTGCTCTTTCTGGGGGACGTCCCCCCTTGTTCATCTTCTGAAAGTCGGTCGCTCGTCACGCTCCAGGGCCAGGCGGTGAGAATACCAATCACTTTCGATAACATGCTCAACTCTCCAGGTGTCTGATCCAATTACTACCGGGTCCCTGTGCGCGGGGGATGCCACATCCGCCACTTTGACCTCGATCTCGCATTTGGCCATGGCTGAGGCCGGCCCGTCGTCCAACTCCTGGCCATAATCCACGATGGCTGTAATAGACTCACCGTCATAGGTAACAGTCTCACCGAAATAATCCGTGCCCCAGATAACATCCAATGCCGTGGCCATGTTGCTCTTGAGTGTCATCCATATACCCTCCGGCCTTCCTCATCCCTGACCTGATTGCCGTCGCTGTCTATGACAGGCTGGGCGTCGGCATCTTCAATGGTCAGGTTGACAGGATGGAGATACACGGGCTCCAGGATCGGCTCTTTCGGCTCGGGGTCTTTTTCAAACATTACGCTTCCCTGCTGAAGAGATATGCCCCATAGGTCTTGGCTGCATCGAAGCTGGCCGGGGTGATCCGGATCGCCTCTGCGAAACAGTCAAAAATGAGGATCAGGTCCGATCCGGTCATGTCAATAGTACCGATGTCTGCATACTCGTCGCAGCCCGGTGTTTTTGCAGCCACGGTGAGTGTCCCCGCTGTGGGGGTAGCACTCACCGTGATCTGGATCTGATGGTGATACGACTCTTCCCAGCCGGACAGGTCAAACTCCTGTGCCCCGTCCGCCTGGGCAAGGCCCGTCTTTTTAAGTGTCTGATATGGCATAATGTTCTCCGTTATCGCAGGGCGCAGAGCGGGAAGCGCAAAGCGTTTTATTGCCATGCGCCATGCCCTATGCGCTATGCGTTTACGCGGTCATCACATACTCTAATGCGACACAGACTTTACCGGCGGTCAGATCTGCGGTCCCCACGGTAAACGTCAGGGCCGTCACATTGGCCGTACACCTGATCATATTGGTGGCAGCTCCGTCGGGCACGCAGTCTATCAGGGCATTGAGGGACAATGACGATTTAGCGGTAGATGTTAAAACATCATCCGTCCCGACCGCCTTAATCTGCAAGGTTGCCGACCCGCCCGAAGTAACGGCGGTCTTAACATGGATAATGCCGCTGGTGATGATCGCACCTTCAGGGATCGCGTCCCCGCCGACTGAGATCTCCCCGGCTGCGCCTCCGTCCCGGGCAAAATCATACTCGAAGTATGCCACTCTTTTATTTTCCACTAATCCTGTTTGTTCCATTTTGACCTCCTGTATTCGCAGGGCGCGAAGCGCAAAGCATCTTTGCTATGCGCTATGCGCTATGCATCTGTTGATTTACGCGCCGTAGTTCTGATACAGACCCTTCCAGTCAACGGCCTTGGCGCCCACATCAATGCGGACCTTGTACTCCACGCCATCGACTGCCCAGCCCTCTTTGGTTTCGAGATAGGGCTTTTGTATGCCGTCTAAGAAATAGACATTGACGGTCCGGCCCTTATTGGCGGCGAGATACCACTTGGTGGCCACGTCGTCATCGATCCGGCCGTCATAGATCCGTTTGAGGTATGTACCGGAATACGGGTTGACCCTTGTGGCAGCCAGGCTGCTGTCGGTTGCCACGGTGTCAGAGTCGGCAAACTTCTCCGTGCGGAAGAATACTTCTGCCGCGCCTTCGATGGCCTTCGGGCCGATAAAGAACAGCGGCCTTATGTTCAGCCTGCGGAGGCCCTGGAGATCTTTCTGCGTACCCATGGCTAATACTGCGGCTGCTATGGTGGCAATGCCGGGGGCTGCGCCGGATCCAGAGGCAACGAGGTTGCTGTGGGATGCGTGGAACAGGGCGATTGAGTCTCCCATCGCAGCATTGCCGCTCAGGACGGCATACGCCACGTCGCCGATCTTGCGGCTGGCTGCCTCGCCATGCATGGCGGGGATGGTTGCAAGGGCGTTCAGGTCGTCATTAATGATGGCCTGGCGCGTAATGGCAAAGAGTTTGCCGTACGTGGCAATAGAGAAGCTCTCCTGCGCTTCGGTCCGGTCCCCATATTTGTATTCTCTGCTCTCGGGGATCTCATCTAAGGCGCTGCCTTCGCTCACCCTGGGGAGGTAGTTGGTCTTAAAATCCGTAACAGAACCTGTGCCGCACCATTGCGACCACGTCTCTTCCGCCGTGTCCCAGCCTGCAAACAGGGATTTGTTCGCCACGTTGGCCAGGATATAGGCAAAATCCGACGTTGTAAGGGCGCGGCCTACCATGTCCATGGGCCTGCCTCTTGTGTCACGCCCGGCGAGCCTGAGCGAATGCCTGGCTAACTCAATCAGGGAATATCCGGTCAGATCATCGGCCCCGGGGGCGGGTTTTTCGATATTCATCCCGCTCCGGATAATAATCGAATCCTCGGCAGCGGCCTTGAACTTGTCGCCCTCATCGGCAACAATGTCAAACCTGGGTCCCCGGTAACCGGCCTGGGGCTCGTCTTTCTGGCGTTCGGCCATCTGATCCATGATCGTTTTCCGGGCATCTTCTATGCTCGCCCCTTTACCAATGAGCTGTTCTGCGAGGTCCATGCAGTCAAACTTTACGCACATGGCATTGATCTCGGTGATCCGGTCCCTTTCGGCCCTGGTAGCCTCCGCCCTTTCCGCCTCTGCATTGACAGGCTGCGCCGGTGGTTCTGCCGAGGGCGACGGGGTCTCCTCGGCCCTCTGTCCGGGCTGGGTCAATGTATCAAGGTAATCCCATGCCTCCTGCTCAGTGGCATCCTTTGAGAGACCTCTTTTTTCCAGCATTTCTCTTGTTTTCTTGTCCATGGTGTCCTCCTGGTTGGATTTTGGTTGATAATCTGATCTAACTTTGGCCTCTTCGTCGGCGCCGATCGGTACAGCGGATAACTCTTTCATCCGCCATTTTGTTGAGACCTTTATCGGCCCGTTATATGTTTCGCCTTCTATGACGGCTGATTCGTCCTTGGGCACCCACTGCGATGTGAGTACTCTGTACCCCACGGAGAAATCGGTCAGATGGCCCTCTTTGACTTTTGTATATGCGTCATCCGCAGCGGCGGCACTGGCAAAAAAAGCGCGGCCCACAACCCTGTCGCCCTCGATCTGCATCTGCCTGAAACTGCCGATCACATTTGCCGTCTCAAAGCGGTTGTGCGCATCTAACAGCGGTACCTGCTTATTGCCGGGGATTTCCATCCCGGACATCAGCAACACCTCGTTGACCACCTCCCAGCGTTCCCAGTCAAAGACCTCGGCCGGGGCCTCGGTCGTGGCCACGACTTCCACGCTGCGGTCTTCTTCGTTGATGGTTGCGGGTATCCCCCGCTCATCAATGCGCAAGGGCAAGGTGCGATAACTTAGCCTTGCGGGATCGTTCTTTTTCTTCTTTTTCATCTTCATCCCCTCCGGTTATTTCTGCCGGGTTGTTGTGGACTGTCGTTGATACGTCCTGGAAGTTTAATCCCCGTTCCTCGGCCATGGCTTTTGCGGTTGAAATCTCGTCGTAGACATCCTCCAGATCCCGGCCTCTGGCCTTGACTACTTCTTGGGGCGAGCGCAACCCGGTCTTTATCTCATCCACCCGGGCCTTGGTCTCCCTGAGCGGATCGATCGACTCCATGCCCGGGGGCTGCCATTCGGACCGGAGCCACGGGGCAGGGTTGGTAAAATAATTCGGCAGATTCAATCTGTTTGACATCACTGCCGATTCCATGAACCACTCAAACGTCGGCGCACCGAAATGCCTCACATGGCGCGTGACGATCGGCCTGATCTGCTGGCTGAAATCGTTTCTGACTGTGCGTGATGTGCTGTAGTTCATCCCCTGATAGTCCCCGCTCAACAGCTCATAGGGGACCCCGGTGCTGACCGATATCATGGTCAGAATCAGGCGGACAAAGGGAGGGAAGTTGCTGCCGGGCCTGGGGTTGGTGGCAATCTCGATCTCCTCGCCGGGCTGCAGATATTCGATGATGGCGTTCTCCATCTCTTCAATCTGCTGATCCGTGTCCGTGTCGGTCTCTACGCGACCATACTGCCTGGCATACATATCCGGCGATTTGACAAATGCCATATATTTGGCTGCCATCTTTGCCCCGTCCATCTCTGCGTCCATGTATTCGCCCAATTCATGGGCGACCAACACGGCCGGTACAAATGGCGATATGCCGCGCAGTTGACCGGGCCGCAGGGTCTCAAACCCATGAATGACGTTTTTCGCCTTGATGCGGATGCTCTTGCCCCATCCGTCCGGGTCGGTCATGTGATACGCAACCACTCTGCCGGTTGTCTTGTTGTATTCAATGCCCTGGTCGATCTCGTTTTGCTTGGATGTGGGTTGCGCGTCTAAGTCTGTCAACCAGTCGGTTTCGTAGACCTGGAGCGCCAGAGGTAGGTATGAAGAGCGGTCCGGGTTGGTGGTCTTAACGATCATGAATTCCCCGGATTCGAGATCCTGCCGTTTCATGAGCGCCATCATTTCGTAATAATGCAGCTTGTTAGACACATCGGCCTGGTCGGCCCAGAACTTGAACGTATCTTCAACCTGCTGTATCCGGTTTTTATCTAATGCGCCGGAAGCGTCTTTGATCTTGCTCTGAAATACGATCCCGTCTCCCGCCGTATAATCGACCATGGTGCGGACGGCCCGGGCGAAATACGGAAAATCCCTGACCAACTGCCTGATCCTGGTCCTGACCGTTGCGCTGCTGTTTTTGATAAGCGTATTGACGTTGCTGTCGGTGGGCGCCCATGTGCCGATCAGGCGGTGGTTTTTTGCTGCGGCATAAGAGGCAGATCGTTTTTGAAGGGATTGGAACCGGTCGCGGTAAAACCGGCGCTCAATAGCCCTGCGAGGTGAGAAATAGGCAATGATATTGTCAACGATACTGTTCATTTCGTGCCATTCGTGCCATTTGTGGCTAAAATTCCCCTAATTATCCGTATCAAGTGTGGCGCGCCCGCCCTGTTTGGCATAGACGCGCGTGTATACCTGGCCCAATTCGGCCTGGATTATGCTGCGCAGGGCCTGGAGTTTATGCATGTCAGACTCCTGCCAGCGGACCTGTTTGCCGTTTACTACCCCTTGAACGACTCGCGCCCCGGTAGCAAGCGATACAATGGCCGCCTCAACATTTGTGAGATCTGTGGTTGTAAATGCCATAAAACCCTTTTGTTCCTCCCCCAAAAAGAAACCGGCCGTGCGGGGCCGCACACCCAGCACGGCCGGTATTACAGGGAAAGAAGGAGGAAAAGATAAGATAAGGGACTATATCATGGGTTTTTCGGCAAAACCGTCCCGGTGGGATGGATTTGAAATTTTTAGGTAAGATTTTTGGATGGATTTGGTTATTTTCGCTTGGCCTTTTTCTTTACCGTTCTTTTATTCGGTTTTTTAGTCGGCATTTCATCCGGTCCGTTAAGGATTTGATCGCGGCGCCATTCGTCGACTAATGTGGTGTCTGATTCCCATATCCCCCCCAAGATCCGCTTGGCCGGAAAATCGAGAAACTGTATCCAGTCCATGACTGTAGGCTCACTCCGTGACACATAGCTGCAAATTTCTTTCATTCCACTTAATCCAGGCATTTTATATACTCCCTCCGTTAAAAAAAATTATCCTGTTTATCACCATCGCCTCTGCCTCTTCGGCGCTTTCCTCCCCGCTCTCTGTCCCCTGCTCTCTGCCCCCTGCTCCCCGCTCCCCGCTCCCTGCTCTTCCCGCGCCCAGAACCTCACAAACAAATCCAGCCCCGCTATCTGATAATAGCTCACATCCCAGGCGTGGTTATCCTTACCGTTGGGACACTCCCAGACACCTTTTTCGTTGACGAACTCGGCGCACATCTGCTGCGCCCAATGGAGCGATGTCTCGGAGTGGAGATGCCACGCGCCCGGATCTGCGCCTGATATTTCGAGGCGGCCTGCCAGGTCATCCTTATAAAGGCCGGTGTTAAGCTGGAGAAGCTGTATACCGCCCGGGATCAGCTTATTTGTCCCCGGGTAGGTGTCCTGTTTTGACCAGTTGTGTGTACCCTTCATGCGTCCACCCTGGCCCTGGACCGGTACCACCCGCCCGGGGAACTTGCGCGACCATTCGTAAACCTCCCTCGTCCGGTGACCCATGGCGTCGATCAGGACCAACTGGACAGGATAGGAGTTTTCGTCCGCATCATAATACGCATCTTTAAACAAGACCCGTTCGATGGCCGTAAAGTCGCGTTTGCTGTCAGACGGCACGTAACCCTCACGGATCTGCCATGATTCATAATCGGGCGGCGGTCCCCAGCCCCGGATCTCGTACCAGAACCCATAATCCTGGGTGTCCACCGCAGCGGTGAGCCATTGAGCGTCTGACGGCACAAGCCCTCTCGGGCGCTCGTCACGCAGGGATAGGATCGTATCCTCTTCCCGTTCCCGGGTGTAATCTAACCATGGGATGGCCTGAAACCCGTTGCGGAAATCCTTGAGCGCGGTTTTATTGCCATGCAGGGTCTTGAGAAATGCGGCTGCCACGGTGGACAGAGACACAAAGGGCGACACCCATGCCGGGAGGTGGAAGCCGATTTTCTGAGGGCGTGCGGCTTCGAGGTACTGTTGCAGGTTGCGGGTTGCGGGTTGCGGGTTGCGGGGGCGCCACTCGCCTTTGGCCACGGCATTGTCCCTGTCGTGGTCGGTCCATTCGGCCTGGCAGTGGATGCATACGTAACGGGCTAACGACTCCTTTTCCATCCTGCCGGGGGTGGGATGCTGTTCTTTGCCCTCGTCGTCGGTTTCCTTTTCCCACCGTATCTGCTCAAACTCCATGACCTGGTATTCACCGCAGGCATGGCAGGGGACGTGGTAGTCAAAGACTTCCTCTGCCTCGGGCTGTATCTTTGCCTCCGGGTTGCCCATTAGAGCCCGCCAGATGGGGGCATTCTCGGTGGACGGGGTGCTGATCTTGATTATTTTATGGTCATACCGGTATGTGATAGCCCGTTTTTCACCTAATGCGATCGGGTCCGCCTCGCGTTTGTTGGCCACGGGCGGGTATTTGTCGGTCTCATCAAATATCACATAACGGATGGGCTTATTTGCCAGCCTGGAAGCGGATCCCGCCCATGCTAAATATATGGGCATGTGGGCCAGCCTGATCCGGAGGGATGTCTTGTCATCTTCCCACCCTGTCAGGTACCCTTTGAGGCGGGGGGATGATTCGATCATAGGTAAGATCCGGTCTTTACTGTTCTCCCTCGCGGTAAGCGAGTCCGGGTACACGTACAGGACCGGCCCCGGCGCCCTGTCAATAGCCCACGCCACGAAGTTGTTGACGCATTCCGATTTCCCTATCTGCGGGGCCGCGCACAGGATCGAAGTGCGGACCGATGGAAAGGCTATAGCGTCCATAATACCCACGAGATAGGGCGTCAGCTCGTTCCGCCACGACCCCTGGTATTTGCCCATGGTAATGGTTCTGTGCCGCTCGGCCCAGGTGGACACCCGGATCCGCCGGCGCTTGCGCATTATCTTACACTCGGCATCGGAAAACCGGCCTCGGAACTTAAACGGCCGCGCGATCCCGGTGAGCCACAGCGGGGCAGGGGTCGTTTTGAGGTTTATAGTTGTGATCAGATCCATGGGTTTCGGGTTATCCTTCGTCATTTGATTGTTCGGTTATTCGGTTATTCGTCCTTCTCTGTTCTCATCCCTCAACCACAAACTCCTCCATCTTCACCAACCGGTTAAATAAATCATCCAATGCCCCGCCCATGGCATCGATCAGCCTCGGGGTGGCCAGGGGGTCCCCGCCTGCCAGGTCGATCCACTCTGCTGCAAGGGACAAATGCATATTACGGATATTGGCCTCTATAATGGATATTGCCGCGGCCCTGCCCATCTCCGCCTCTTCCCGAGCAATATATGCGCCCTCTTTGACCTTGAGGTCATAATCCAACAGCTCGGTTTGTTTAGCCAGCTTCTCTGTTTCTAATTCGACCTTTTTCCGCTGGATCTTATCTAAACCCGCTGCCGGATCGCCGAGGTATTTAAGAGTTTTGGCATAGAGCAGGAGCTCGCGCTTGTTGATGGACCCGTCTATATTGACATTAAACTTCTTGCCCCGGTCCTTGTAAAACTTGGATTTGGCGATCTTATAGCCCTTGCCCAGGAGATACGCGATCGCCTCCTTGGCGTTTTCAAACCGATCCTCTTCCGGGAAATACACGGGCCACATGCGGGCAATGGCGGCGTCTAAGCCTGTACGGGCCGCGTCGAGGTCCTTCTTTTTGGCGGCGGTCGGTTCGTCGTTGTATGCCTTGAGGCACGCCACAGATGCGTTGTGAAGGATCTTGAGCTCCACTTTGTCGGCGTCGGTGGCGGTTTCTATTAGTCTTTGGAGCTTATCTGTCATACCAGATCCTCTAAGTTTGCCAGCTCTGCCTGGATGTCATCTATACCCCATTCTGTCTCGATATCGAAACCAACGCTGGTTTTATATTTACTGGGCTCTATTGTGTGGC